ATTATTTAATACAACTGCTAAACAAACTTTTACTTTAAGCAGCGGTTATTATCCCGAACAAGCAAATCAATTCTTTGAGCAGTTATTATTATCGGAATACGTTTGGTTTGAAAGACCAAGAAAGACAAATCCAAGCCTTAATGAAGTTGTGCCAGTAAAGGTTAAAACATCATCAATGGCTTTTAAAACATCTGTAAACGATAAGCTAATTGAATACACAATAGATTTTGAAGAAGCATTTGATTATATAAATAACATTCGATAGATGCAAAAATTAGTTTTATATATTGGTAATCAAGGTGTATATACAGAAGAACAAAGAGTAGATTTATTTAAAGATGAATCCGTTTCTTTTACTCAGACAATACAGAACGTTAAGGATATTAAAAAGATATTTACTGAATTTACTAAAACCTTTGCAGTCCCAGCTTCAAAAAGGAACAATAAAATATTTGAACATTATTATAATTTTAATGTATCAAATGGTTTTGATGCAAGGATAAAAGTAGATGCTGCATTAGAATTAAATGATATACCTTATAAAACTGGTAAAATAGCATTAACTGGAGTTGACTTAAAAAACAATTTAGCACATACTTATAAAATTACTTTTTATGGGAATACAGTAGATTTAAAAGATATTTTAGGAGAAAGCCAATTATCTACTTTATCATCATTAAGTCAATATAACACAAACTATAATTTTAGCACAGTTTTAGCTACAATGCAATCAGCACAATTTAGTGGAGATTTACTTGTTCCATTAATAACACATACTGACAGATTAAAATATGATACCTCATCAAATACTTATGGTAATTTATATTTTAGGAATTTATTTGGTAATACTGGTGTTAGTTGGTTTCAATTTAAATATGCTTTAAGATTAAAATCAATAATAGATGCAATACAAATAGATTATCCAATAACATTTTCTAATGACTTTTTTAATAATTCATCAAATACAGATTTTAATAATTTGTTTATGTGGTTGCATCGTAAAAAAGGAAATGTAGCAGAAGAAAATCAAGTTGAAAGAATATATACAACACTTACAGAATTACAACAAACTGCCACAAATGGTAATAATATTTCATCTGTTACAAATGGTCAATTAAATTTAAACTTACCAGTACCTAAAATACAATGGAGATATTCATCAACAAGTTTAAGGCTAAAACCAACAAACTTAACACAGAATTATAGTGTAAGAGTAATTAGAAATGGTTTTGGAGAGGTCGGTGGTTTTGTAGACCAACAAGGAGAACAATTTGTATCATTTACACCTACTGTATTAGATGATAATAGTACATACACAGTAGAGGTTTCATCTGCAACTACATTAAGTTTACAAGCTGGAGAAATTGAATGGATAATAACCGCTATTGATTTACAAGACCCATCTGCTTTAAATCAACAAACATATAGTAATCAAAATGCGTTTTCAAGTAACCTTGATTTGGAATTTAATATAACAGAACAAATCCCGCAAATGAAAATTATAGATTTTCTAACTGGTTTATTTCAAATGTTTAATCTTACTGCTTACATAAATGAAATTGGAACTATTGTGGTTGAAACATTAGATGATTATTATGCTTCTTCATCACAAATAATAAATATAGATGAATATTTAGATACTAAACAATCAAAAGTAGATATTGCATTACCTTTTAAAGAAATTAATTTTGGATATAAAGGAGTAAATACATTTTTAGCAAAACAATTTAACCAATTAAACAATACACAATGGGGAAGTTTAAGTTATACTTTAGATGGTGCAATTTATGATGCTCCAGAGGAATCATATAAAATAGAATTACCTTTTGAGCATTTAATGTTTGAAAGATTATACAATGCAAGCGGAAGTAATACTTCAACAGATGTTCAATATGGTTACTTTACAAATGAAAATCAAGAAGCTTATTTTGGATTGCCTTTAATATTTTATCCAATATTACAAACTGGTACTGGAACAACACCAATTACTATTAGAGATGTTACAGATTCAAGTAGAGTTCCAATTACAAGTTATTATATACCATCAAATTCAAAATCATTACTTTCTGGAACAAGTAAAACAACAATTCATTTTAATGTTGAGATGAATGAGTATACTGCAAACGAACCTAATATTGATATAAATAAATTTACAGATACTTTATTTCAAACTAAATACAAAACATATATTGAAGATGTGTTTAACAGTCAAAGAAGATTAACAAAAGTAACTGCCTTTTTACCATATAAAATATTTAGTAGTTTAGAATTAAATGATACAATACAATTAGGTCAAAACAATTATAGGATTAATTCATTAAAAACAAATCTTACTAATGGTAAAACTGAATTTGAATTATTAAATACAATACTATGATAAAAAATATAATAGACTTGCTTCAAGTAGCTAAAGGAGAAACTGAAAATATAAGAATTGCACAAGGGAAAAATGCTTTGCCTAAAACCTTAAAGCAAGGTTTAAAACAAATAAAAAATACAATAAAATGGCAATAGAAAAAGAATATACTTTAAAGCTAACTACAAAACAAGCACAAGAAAATGTAGATGAGTTAAATCAGTCTTTAGAAGCACAAGCTGATTTAATAGATGATATTGAAAAGGAGATTATTGGTTATGAAAAGCAATTAAAGAAAACATCTAAAGCAGATTTAGCTGGTCGTAAAAATCTTAATGATAAAATAAAGGTAACTAAGGAAAGATTAAAGGATGAAAAGGTTGCTTTAAAAGATGTAAATAAGGAAAAGAAAAAAGCTAATGAAACCTTAAAAGAATCAACTGCAAACTCTAAAGATTATAGTGGTGTTCTTGGTATTATAGACCAAAAAACTGGAGGTGCAATATCGGGATTTACTAAGTTAACTTCAAGTGTAGGAGGTGCTACAAAAGGTTTTAACTTAATGAAAGTTGCTATTATAGGTACTGGTATAGGTGCTTTGTTAATTGCTCTTACATCTTTATCTGCTGCATTTACCTCATCAGAGGAAGGTCAAAATAAGTTTGCCAAAATAATGGCAGTTATAGGCTCGGTGGTGGATAATGTAGTAACCTTAATGTCTGACTTAGGTTTAGTAATTATATCTGCATTTGAAAACCCACAAAAAGCCATAGAAGATTTTTCTAAATTAATAAAAGATAATATAGTAAATAGGTTTGAAGGATTATTAGAACTTTTACCAGCACTTGGTAATGCAGTTTCTTTATTATTTAAAGGAGAATTTGCAGAAGCTGGAAAGGTAGCAACCAATGCAGTAGGTAAAGTTGCTTTAGGTGTTGAAGATGTTGTAGGTAAAACAGAAGCAGCAATAAATGCCACTAAAGATTTTGTTGATGAAATAGTAAGAGAAGGGAAAATTGCTGGTCAAATAGCTGACCAAAGAGCAAAGGCTGATAAATTAGATAGGGACTTAATAATTGAAAGAGCAAATGCAAATAGAGATAGAGCAGATTTATTAAATAAAGCAGCAGACAAAGAAAACAAAAATGTACAAGAAAAAATAGGGTTCTTAAAAGAAGCTGGACAAATAGAAGAAGATATAACTAACAAAGAAATTGCAGCTGCACAATTAAGATTAGAAGCAAAAGTAGCAGAAAATGCTCAAGCCAATTCTACTAAAGAAGATTTACTTGAAGAAGCTAATTTAAAAGCAAGATTAATTGACTTAGAAACTGCTAAATTACGAAAAGCAAAACTTGTTACTACTCAAATTGCAACCTTAACCGCTGAGGCAAGAGCAACAGAAGCAGCAGCACAAGCAATAATAGATAAAAAGAAAGAAGAAGATATATTAAAAGCTGCATCAGATGAAGAAAAAAGAATATTAGCTATAAAGGCAATTACTGATAAATATAAATTAGAATCAGAATTAACGGAATTAGAACAATTAGAAGTAGATGAACAAAAAAGGCTAAAAGAATTAGAATTACTTGATGCAACAGAAGCAGAAAAAGCAGCAATTAGAGAATTTTATGCAGATAAAACTAAAAAAGTAGAAGAAAAGAATGCAGAGCAAGATGAAAAATTAGCTAAAATGAAATTAAATCAAGGGATGAATGATGCAAAAGCATCCTTTGATATGATTGGTAAATTAGCTGGAGAAGATAGTAAAGTAGGAAAAGCAATGGCAATAGCATCTGCTACAATTAGTGGAACACAAGCAGTAATTAATGCTTTCCAAACTGCAAATTTATCTCCAATAACTGTTGGTTTTCCCGCATACCCTTATATTCAAGCTGGTTTAGCTGGTGCAATGGCATTAAAAAACATAGCATCTATAAAATCAGTTGACCCAACTGGAAAAGGAAATACTGGAAGCATTCCAGCACCGAGTAGTGGGGGTGGAGGCGGAGGTGCTACATCATTACCACCAGCTTTTAATATAGTAGGTCAATCAGATACAAATCAATTAGCAGATGCAATAGGAGGACAAACACAACAACCAGTACAAGCATTTGTGGTTTCAAGTGAAGTAACTACTGCTCAAGAATTAGACAGAAACATTATTGATGGTGCAAGTATAGGATAAATGCAAAATTAAAAATTAAATACGTTATATAAATATGAAAATAATTGAACTAATATTAGATGAGGATGAAATGGATGCTGGTATTGAAGCAATTTCTATTGTAGAATCTCCAGCTATTGAATCAGACTTTGTAGCATTAAAAGACCAAGAGATAAAACTTGCAGAAGTAGATTCTGAAAAACGTATATTAATGGGTGCTTTGTTAATACCAAATAAACCTATTTATAGAAATGGAGATGAAGGAGAATATTATATTTATTTTTCAAAAGATACAATAGTAAAAGCATCACAATTATTTCTACAAAAAGGAAACCAAAGCAATTCAACATTAGAACATTCTAAAGCACTTAATGGCTTAACTTTAGTTGAAAGTTGGATAGTAGAGAGTGAACAAGATAAATCAAGACACTATGGTTTAAATGTGCCAGTAGGAACTTGGATGGGTTCAGTAAAAGTTAATAATTCTAAAATATGGGAACAATATGTCAAAACTAAAAAAGTCAAAGGATTTAGCATCGAAGGATATTTCGCAGACAAGATGGAGCAAACTAAAAAGGTGGATAAAGAAGATATGGAGGAAAATATTTCCGAAAAAATAATAAACCAAATAAAAAACATCCTAACTAAGAATGAAAAGTAATAGCAATAAAACTTTTATACCAAGTAGGACATCTCCAGATGGTGGTAATCGTGCTTGTTTATGTTGGGATACAAATACATATTCTATAAGTTGTTGCGATGGAGATATAAGGGCACAAGGCATAGGAGTTATAACAAGAACAGATTGAAAATGCAAAAAGTAAATTAATAATCGTTATATATATAATATGAAACAAAGTGAAATGTTAAATCAAATTAAAACACTTCTAAACATCGAGGTAAAACTTGAAGAAATGAAGTTAGAGAATGGTACTATTGTATCTGCTGAATCTTTTGAAAAGGATAAAGAATTGTTTATTGTTACCGATGATGAAAAAGTAGCAATGCCAGTTGGAGAATATATTTTAGAAGATGGTAGATTATTAGTAGTAGAAGAAGAAGGTCTTATTGCAGATGTTAGAGAAGTATCTGATGAAGTACCAGCTAAAGAAGAAGAAACTACTGAAGATTTAGAAGAAAAAGAAGAGGAAAAAGAAATGGCAGAAGTAGGAGATTGGGAAGGAATGGAAAAAAGAATCCAAAATCTTGAAGATGCTATTGCTGATTTAAAAGGAGAAGTAAAAGCTGAAGATATTGATGAAGTTAAAGAAGAGGAAATGTCTGATGATGTTCAAGCACCTTTAAAGTCAAGAACAGTAAAGGAAGAATTTTCTGAAGAAGAAGTTTTAAAAGAAGAACTTTCACAAGCTGCTGCAAAACCAATTAAACATAATCCAGAAGCTGAAACAAAACAAACAAGAAAAGTAGAGTTTGGCAGAGGGCAATTCAACACAACCTTAGATAGAGTATTAAATAAATTAAACAAATAAAAAAATGAGTAATCAAAGAAACGTAAATTTGGCAACAACTACTAACATAACTACCTCATATTCAGGAAGTTTCGCTGGTGATTATATCGCAGCAGCTTTATTGTCTGCATCTACTATCGATGATGGTGGATTAACTGTAAAGGCAAACATTGCTTTTAAAGAAGTAATTAAGAAATTAGCAACAAATGCTTTAGTAACTGCAGCTGGATGTGATTTTAGTCCAACATCTACTATTACATTAACTGAAAGAATAATTCAGCCAGTTGAGTTACAAGTAAACCTACAATTATGTAAGTATGACTTCGTTAACGATTGGGAGGCTCAGAGTATGGGTTACGGATTAGGACAAACTTTACCACCTAAATTTTCTGACTTTTTAATTGCTCACGTAGCATCAGAAGTAGCACAGAATACAGAATTTTGTATTTGGCAAGGAGACACAACGGCTGGTACAAACAATTCTTTTGATGGATTTGAAAAACTAATTGCAGCATCAGCAGCAGCGGGAGATATTCCAGCAGCACAACAAGTTGCAGCAGTAGCTGGTGGATTATTATCTACAAACATTATAGATGAATTGAGCAAGGTGGTTGATGCGATACCAAGTGTATCATATGGAAAAGAAGATTTATTCCTTTACATTGGTTCTAAAGCAGCTAAATTATATGTTCAAGCATTAGGAGGATTTGGTGCAAGTGGATTGGGTGCAAATGGTGTAAATAATATGGGAACGCAATGGTGGAACAACGGAAGTTTAACTGTAAATGGTGTTAAAATATTTGTATGTCCAGGTATGTCAGACAACAAAATGTATGTAGCACAACGTTCAAATCTTTATTTTGGAACTGGATTATTAAATTCAACTCAAGAGGTGAAGGTTTTAGATATGGCAGATTTAGATGCTTCAAACAATGTTAGAATGGTAATGAGATTTACCTCAGCAGTTCAATTTGGAATTGCTTCTGATTTAGTTGAGTACGCTTAAAATTAATAATTAATCAATATAAAAGAGGTGGGTGGTTTATCTGCTTACCTCTTTTTTTTAAAACAATAAAAAATATGGCTTGTCTATTAACAACGGGACGAAAACTTCCGTGCAAAAGTGCCTTTGGAGGAATCAAAAAAGTATTCTTTGCAGACTTCGGTGCTATTACT